ACCTCAACGGTCAAGGCGATGACAACCGACCCGAGAACCTTGTGCCCTCATGCGGACGCTGCAACACCCTGCGAGCCCAGCAAGCCAGGTCGCAGGCACTGCGTGACGCTGGTTGGTGGGTCGCACAACGACACAGTCGGCATCCTCGGCTCTCGCTCACCTTCCGTAGACAATCACTCTGCGTGACATTGAATGGATCAAGGCATGGTTACGCAGGGTTAGGGGGGTGGGGTCGGCACGCGGATTTTCGCAGGCCAAGGGACCCACGGGGCCCCTCATCTGTGCCCGTGGTACCACTGGCCGCCGTTTTTTCTACACAGCGTTATGTAGCGCTGCGTGAACTACCCCGCGTGATGTAACTGGTGGTGATGATGCCTCGGACGAAAAAGGCCGCTGGCACCACCGCCGATCCGCGTAACGGCCGCCGAGCCGTCCTCGCCCCTGTCGCCGGTGGCCGCATCGATGCGCCCGACGGGCTGTCCGAAGAGGCGACGGCGCTGTGGGATGCGTACTGGGCGGACACCGTCGCCACCGTCGCCACGCCCGTCGACCGCGGCCTGCTGATCCGCTGGATCACCGAGTACGACCGCTACCTGCGCACCGTCGCCGAGGCGGACAAGCAGCCGCTGGTGTTCGGCTCGACCGGGCAGCAGGTGGAGAACCCGCTCTACAAGATCGCCTACCGGGCGCTGGACGCGGCGGAGCGCTGCGAGCGGCAGATGGGCGTCGGGCCGTTGCACCGCTCGAGCCTTGGCATCGCGGTCATCACCGAGCAGAAGTCCCTGCGGGAGATGAACAGCCGATACGGGGGTGGCGATGTCCAGCGCGACCCTCGCCCCGATCCCCGCGTCATCGACGCCGGCTGACCCCGGCTGTCAGGCCTGCGGCTGGGCGCCGAAGCCGGGTGAGTTGTGGCCGTCGCACGGCGGGATCGCTGTGGACTGGATCGAGGACAACTGCATCTGCGGCGAGGGCGACTGGTACGGCCAGCTCATCAAGCTGCGCCCTGACCAGCAGCGATTCGCGTGGCGCTGGTTCGAGTATTGCCCTCGGTGCGGTGAATGGCACCACGATGAGGGCCTGCGCGGTGCGGCGACCGGCGACGGGAAGACGCAGTTCATCGCGGCGCTGGCGCTGGTCGAGTTCGCCGGGCCGGACGAGATCGCGGTGCCGTCGCCGAACATTCCGATCGGCGCTGCATCGTTCGAGCAGGCAAACCTGCTGTTCACCGCTGTGGCGACGATGTGCGGTGGTCGGGATCAGGCGGCGAAGGAATCGCCGCTGTGCGGCTACTTCGAGGTCTACGACACCGAGATCAAATTCGCCGACGGGCGCGCCGGGCGGATCTATCGGGTCGCTGCGGTGGCCGGTACGAACGAGGGCGGGTTGCCGTCGCTGTTCATTGCCGACGAGTTGCATGAGTGGGGCGATGAGGGCTCGCGCAAGGCCCGTGTCCACACCGTCATCGGCAAGTCGACGAAGAAGCGCAAGACGCCGCGAGGTGCGGGCCGCCGGCTGAACCTGTCGACGGCGGGGTTCGACAAGGACCATAGCCTGCTCGGCGCGATGTACAAGCTCGGCCAGCTGGCCGAGCGCGATCCGGGCGTTGCGCCGCGGTTCTTGTTCGACTGGCGCGAGGCCCCCGAGGGCCTGGACTACGACGTACCGGCCGACCGGGACATCGCGGTGCGGTCCGCGTCCGGCGCCGCCGACGTGCTGTGGTCGGTGCGGGACCGGGTGAGCGAGTGGGGTAAGCCCGGCATGCAGCGGCATGAGTGGCTGCGCTACTACGCGAACCGCTGGGTCGACCTCACTGAGGAGTCCTGGCTCTCCGATCACCCCGGTGCATGGGACGCCTGCCAGGGTGAGTGGACTGCGGACGATGCGAACCTGTTCGTCGTGGTCGTCGACATGGCGCTCAAGCACGACTCGGTGGCGGTCAGCCGCATCGAGCAGCTGCCCGACGACCGGTACGCGATCACGTCCCGGATCTGGCGGCCCGATAACGGGCTGGTCGACCACCTGGACGTCTTCCGGTACGTCCGGTCGCAGGCGCACGGCGCAGGCTTCCGTGGGGTGGTTTACGACCCGCGGTTCTTCGAGGTGCCGGGAAGGCTGCTCGAGGACGAGGGCATCCTGACGATCCAGTTCGACCAGTCCCCGCAGCGCATGGCGCCGGCGTGCGGGATGGCGTTCGACCTGATCGTCGCGTCCCGGATCGTCCACGACGGCGACCCGGAGCTGGCCGCACACGTCAAGGCAGCGGTGAAGCGGGAGCAGGAACGCGGGTTCACGTTGTCGAAGGGCAAGAGCAAGCGGCACATCGACGCGGCGATCACCTTATGCATGGGCGTGTGGGTGCTGAACGCGCCGCCGGCCGAGCCTGCTCAGCCGTTCTTCGCGTCCTGGCGGTGAAGGAGAACCCTTGTGACGTTCCTCGACCAGGCCCTGGCCGAGCGGATTACTGCCGAAGCTCGGCAGCACGACGTCCGGCGCACCGTTTTCGCTGTCCTGCGCGCCCTGCTGACTGCGGCCGCCGCGGTTCTGTTTGCCCTCGGCTGGGGTGCCTGCAAGGCACTCGCGGGGTTGTGGTTCATCGCCGCGTGGGTCGGCGCCGCCGTGAAAGTGGGCTGGCAGGAGGCCCGGACCGATCGCACCGCGTGACTCGAACTGGAGCGTGACCGGTGGGTCTGCTTGAGCGCATTGCCGCGGCCCGCGGTCGCCAGGAGAGCCGTTACTCGATCGACCAGTGGCTGAACCAGTACCTGATCCCGTCGCAGGTGCAGTTCGGCGGCAACGGCTACTCGTTTGGCCTGAATCAGACTCTGGCTGGCCAGCGGATTCAGGCCGTCGCGAACACGCTGCCCGGGTATGCGGCGGCGCTGCGGGCCTGCCCGCCGGCGTTCGCCGCGCAGATGGTTCGGGCGCTGGTGCTGTCGCAGGCTCGGTTTGCGTTCCGGAACCGGCCGAGTACGCGGACACCGCGGCGGCTGTTCGGGACGACGGAACTGGGCGTCCTCGAGCGGCCGTGGCCTAACGCGACGACCGGTGAACTGCTAGCCCTGATGGAGTGGCACGCTGGGCTGGCCGGGAACGCGTTCATCTTGCGGCAGCCGAGCCGGTTGCGGGCGCTGCGCCCGGACTGGTGCGCTGTCGTCTACGGCTCCGACCAGGAGCCGGACGACGCGGCTACCGCGCTGGACGGCGAGATCATCGGCTACGTCTACCAGAACGGCGGGATCGGGTCCGGGCGCGGCAAGCCGCAGACGATCCTCCCGCAGGACATGGCGCACTGGTCGCCGCTGCCTGACCCGGAGCGGCCCGGGATGGGTCAGTCCTGGGTGAGCGCGGCGCTCGCCGATATCCAGGGGGATCGGGCGGCCACGCAGCACAAATTGATGTTCTTCTCTAACGGGGCCCCGCAGCCGCTCGACGCGAGAGTCCTCACCCCTGCCGGCTGGTCGACCATGGGCGAGATGCGCGTCGGCGCGCAGGTGATCGGCTCGGACGGCAAGGCCCGCGATGTCGTCGCGGTCTACCCGCAGGGTGAACGCGACATCTACCGGGTCACGTTCAGCAGCGGCGCGCAGGTCGAGTGCACCGAGGACCACCTGTGGTCCGTGGCGAGCATCTACGACCGGCGGATGGGCATCACGCGCACCATGCCGCTGTCGCAGATTGTTGCCGACGGCATCACCTACCCCAGCGGCCCGGCGAAGTGGTCGGTGCCGCTGGTGGCGCCGGTCGAGTTCGACGATCCAGGTCCACTGCCCGTCGACTCGTACCTGCTGGGAAGCCTGCTCGGCAATGCCAAGGGGCATGGCGCGGCCACCCTGGCCTGTCACACGGAGGACGTTGACGAGCAGGAGCGCATGCTGGCTCCGCTGCTGCCAGGCGGCACCCGGATGGTCCGTCGCGACCGCGACGGCCAGGCATCGGAGATCTCGTTCGCCGGGCCGGGCGCCCCGCGGCCGAACCCGCTGCGCGCTGCGCTCGCGGACCTCGGCCTCTGGGGGCTGGTGTGCCACGAGAAGTTCATTCCGGAGCGCTACATGCGCGCGTCGGTCACCGACCGGGTCGCGCTACTCCAGGGCCTGATCGACACGGACGGCTCCGTCGACGCGCGGCAGCCGAACACCGTGCGGTTCGACAACGTGAGCGAGCGACTCTGCCGCCAGCTCGCCGAGCTGGTCGGCGCCCTCGGCGGCATCGCCACCGTGCGGCCGGGCCGCTCGGCCGCGCCGGGCCGTCAGGAGCAGTGGCGCGTCAGTATCAGCCGTCTGCCGGAGTGGATCAACCCGTGCCGCCTGGCCCGCAAAGCCGGCCGGTATCGGCCGACACTGCGCGGCGGCGCTTACCGCTACATCCGCAGCGTCGAGTTCGTGGGCCGCAAGCAGGCACAGTGCATCGGCGTCGACTCCGCCGATCACCTGTACGTCACCGATGACTACGTTCTAACGCACAACACTCCGAATATGGTCGTTTCGGGCGTTACGGCGGCGACGCGGGAGCAGTTCGACGAGATCGTCGACGCGATGGACGAGAAGCACTCCGGCCTCGCTAACGCCTACCGGACGCTGTATCTCGCCGCAGGCGCCGACGCGAAAGTCGTCGGCGCGGACCTCAAACAGCTGGACTTCAAGGCGACGCAGGGCGCCGGAGAGACGCGGATCGCGATGCTCGGGCGCGTCCCGGCACCGCTCCTGCAAATCTCCGAGGGCCTCGCCGGCAGCTCGCTGAACGCGGGCAACTTCGGCATGGCCCGCCGGATCTTCGCCGACAGCTGGATCTACCCGACGCTGCAGGACCTGTGCTCGGCCATGGCAACCATCGTGCGCGTTCCCAGCGACGCCGAACTCTGGTTCGACACGACCGACATGCCGCTGCTGCGCGAGGACGCCAAGGACGCTGCCGAGATCACGCAGGTGCAGGCCACCACGATTGGCCAGCTAGTCCGCGAGGGCTTCACGTCAGAGTCGGCCAAGGCGTCCGTGATCGCCAACGACATGTCCCTTCTGGTCCACTCGGGACTCGTGTCGGTGCAGCTGCAGGTGCCCGGATCCGACCCCACCACCGTCCCGCCGGGAGGCTCGCCGTGACCGCCATCGCAGTGAGGGCGGACGTTCCGCCGCGCACCGACGTGCTGCGCTCCGCGCCGTTCGCGATCCGCTCCGAGGCCGACGGCGAGTCGGGTGACGGCCTGACCCTCGACGGGTTCGCCGCCGTATTCAACCGGGAAACGATCATCGATTCCTGGGAGGGGCGCTTCAAGGAGCAGATCGCCCCCGGTTCGATGAAACGGTCGTTCCGGGAGGCGCCGCCGGTCATCCAGTTCGAGCACGGCCGGCATCCGCTGATCGGCTCGCTGCCGATCGCCGAGCTGACCCGGATCGCCGAGGAAGCTGATCCCGATCTCGCGCCCGACGGCGGCGCGCACGTGGTCGGCCGGCTGCTCGACAACTGGCTGATCCAACCCGTGCGCGACGCGATCGCGAACCAGTCAGTCAACGGCATGAGCTTCCGCTTCACCGTGGTCCGGGAGAAGTGGACCGACGCGACTGGCCGGCAGATCCGCGACGAGGACGAACTGCGGCAGCTACTGCGCCGCACCTGGCTCGAGGACGTGCCCGATGAGGAACTCCTCACCCGCACGCTGCAGGAGCTGCGTGTCCCCGAGCTCGGCCCGGTCGTCTTCCCGGCATACGCGGAGACATCGGTCAGTGTCCGTTCGATGCTCGACCGGCTCGACCAGCTCCTGCCCGCGGAGCTGACCGCGCTCGCTGAGCGCGCCAAAGACCTCGCCATGGAGTCCGGCACCAGGGGTGCGGATGGTGGCGAACCGGACACGGAGAACCGGAGTGCTCCCGTGCCCACCTCCCCCGCACAGCTGCGCCTGCAAGAGCGGGCGCTGAAAGCCCTAGGAGCACTCTGATGGCCGAAGAGACCGAGAAGCGGTCCTTCACCCTGGATGACTTGAACGGCCGCACCCCGGACGAGATCCGCGACGCGATCGACGTCACCAAGGCGCAGATCAAGGACCTGATGTACGACGACACGGGCGCGCTGCGCTCGCGGTCCGACTCTGAAGACAAGGCCCTCGAGGTCCTGCTCGCCGTCCACGAGCGGGCCGAGAAGATGTACGAGGAACACCGCGCGATCAAGGAGGTGCTCGACCGTCGGCCGAAGGCCATCGAGTACAGCCGCCTGGGCGCCGTGAAGGACGACCCGTACGGCGACGTGCGGCGGCTCTCCTTCGGCGAGGCCCGCGACCGGGCCCTGCGTGCGGTCGGCAACCGCGTCGACACCGGCCACCTCGACGCCGACCAGCTTGCCCACGTCGAGCGGCAGGCGCGCCGCAACACCGACATCGCCCGCCGGATCCTGGTCACCGAGAACGACGACTACCGCAACGCCTGGATGAAGCTGGTCACCCACCCCCAGGGTGGGGCGCTGCTGACCAACGACGAGCGCGAAGCGGTCCGGGCGTTCATGGAATACCGGGCCATGAGCGAGGGCTCGACCACCGCCGGCGGGTTCGGCATCCCGGTCTTCATCGACCCGTCGATCATCCTGACCGCGCAGGGCTCCGGAAACCCGTTCCTGGAGATCGCCTCACAGAAGGAGATCCAGACCAACGCCTGGAAGGGCGTGTCGAGCGCGGGCGTCAGCTGGTCGTTCGACGCCGAGGCGGCCGAGGTCTCCGACGACTCGCCGACGCTGGCTCAGCCGACTGTGACCGCCTACATGGCGCGCGGTTTCCTCCCGTTCTCGATCGAGGTCGGGCAGGACTACCCCGGATTCGCCGAGGAAATGTCCGCCCTGCTCGCCGAGGGCTACGACGAGCTGCTCGTCGACAAGTTCACCCGCGGCAGCGGTACGGGCGAGCCGCAGGGCATCCTGACCGCCCTGTCGGCGAACACCAACGTCCGGGTGCGGGTCACCACGTCGGGCACGATCGGCTCGCCCGACCCGTACAAGGTGTGGAAGGCGCTCGGCCAGCGGTTCCGCCGCCGGGCCTCGTGGCTGATGAGCGTGGACGCGAACAACGCACTGCGGCAGCTGGGCACGGCCAACGTCTTCCACGCCTACACCGAGAGCCTGCCGGCCGAATGGGCCGACCAGTTCTTCGGCAAGCAGGCGTACGAGTCGCCGTACATGCCGGACACCACGTCCAGTACCTCGGCCACCGACGGCATCGCCGTCGTCGGCGACTTCAAGAACTACGTGGTCGCAAGGCGTGCCGGAATGCAGGTCGAGCTGATTCAGAATTTGGTCGGGCTCACCAACAATCGGCCGACCGGCCAGCGCGGCTGGTTCGCATATGCCCGAATTGGCGGCGGAAGTGCGAATGACGCCGGTTTCCGCCTCTTGGTGAATACGTAGGCATATGTCCGATCCGGTTAATCAACTGACCCGCCGGGTACGAATCCTGGGCGTCAGATTCTCGCCCAAAAGGAGAGGCCCATGGCCGACACGGCCAAGACCCAGAGCAACAAGGCCCCGGAGCCGAACGTCTCGACCGCCCCGCAGTCCGAGGTCGGCCGCGCGTCCGAGTCCGGCGACCCGGCGGTCCAGCAGCTGCTCGCGCAGCGGCAGACGGCCGAGCTGAACGAGGACCGCGACGCGCTCGCCGACATCGACAAGCAGCTCGTCGACCTCGGCTTCACCGAGTACAAGCACTGACTCATCCGCACGACGAAGCCCCCGGAGCAGCCGGCCGGGGGCTTCGTCGTGCCACGATCCGGAAGGCCATCCCCCATGGACGTTGTGTACGCCACCGCTACCACCCACGTGACCACCCGCGACGGTGCGCGAATCGTCGTCCACAAGGGCCAGCACTGGCCCGCCGATGACCCGGTGGTGCAGGCGCAGCCGAGCTTGTTCTCAGCGGATCCACGCTGGGGCATGGCGTACTCCGTCGAGCCGGCCGGCTATGACGCGCCGGTCGAGCAGGCCACCGCGGCCCCGGGCGAGCGCCGCAGCCGGCGTCCGCTGACGAGCAACTCCTGATCTCCTGCGACCGGTCTCGGATGGCGTGGCCGGTCGCAGGTCCAACGCCATCCACAGCCATCCGTAGGAGCATCCCGTGACAACCGAGGATCCAGAGGACGTCACCACCGCGGTGACGGTCGGGTACGTGCACAGCCACGACGTGTCGTTCTCGTGGCACCATTCGCTGTTGCAGCTGGTCACCTACGACCTGGCTGGTGCCGGCCGGGTCTGGCGCGGCGGCTACGTGTCGATGCGCTGCGGGTCCGGCGAACTCGTTGAGGCTCGCAACGGCATCGTCCGCGAGTTCCTCGAGCAGGGCTCCGCGGACTGGCTGTTCATCGTCGACACCGACATGGGCTTCCCGCCGGACACCGTGGACCGGCTGTTCGCTGCGGCGGATCCGGTCGACCGGCCGATCGTCGGCGCGCTAGCGTTTTCCCAGCGTGAGACCACCCCGGACGGTGCGGGCGGCTGGCGCACCCTGGCCTCGCCGACCGTCTTCGACTGGGCCCACGACGGCGACAAGCAGGGCTTCGCGGTCCGCTGGGACTACCCCCGCGACACGGTCACCGCGGTCGACGGCACCGGCATGGCCTGCATCCTCATCCACCGCTCGGTCTTCGAGCGCATCCGCTCGGCGCTCACCCCGACGCCGACCGGCGAACAAGCTGCCGCGGGCCCGGTGTGGTTCAACCGCCTGCCCAACATCAGCACCGGCCAGCTGATCTCCGAGGACCTCAGCTTCTGCGTTCGCGCTCGCTCCCTGAATATCCCCATCTTCGTGCACACCGGTGTGAAGACCACTCACCACAAGGCGGTCTGGCTGGGCGAGGACACCTACTGGCGTGAGCGTGCTGTTAACCCGCCACCGGTCGCAGCGAAGAAGCGGACCGCCGAACCGGTTGAGGTTGTGGCGCAGTGAGTCAGGTGCACATCAGCAGCCATGACCACACGGTCACGGTCACCCACGACGGCGGGGACCTGGCCTACGTCATCGAGAAGGCCCAGAAGCTGTGGACCGAGACCGGGCCGGCCGACCAGCCGCCTGGCCCTGCGTTCGGGTTCCAAGCCGAGCGGACGGGGAGTGGCGAGGGCTTCGCATGGGGCATGGGGCGCGGCGAGCAGCCGGACGTGAACGCATGAACGATCTCGTCGTCATCGTCCCGTCCCGCGCTCGGCCCGCGGCCGCTGTCCAGCTCGCCCAGACGTTCACCGCGACCGGCGCCACCTCGAGGCTGATCTTTGCCGTCGACGACGACGACCCGACTCGGAACGCCTACCTCGAGGCGCTGGCGCAATACCCAGCCACCACGGTGCACTATGTTCCTGCCCCGTCGACGATGGTCAAAGCGCTCAACGCGACCGCGATGGCGTACGCCAACGAGGCGTATGCGCTGGGGTTCATGGGCGACGATCACCGGCCCCGCAGCGCCCAGTGGGACCGCGCCTACCTCGACGCACTGCGCGGGCTGGGGACGGGCATCGTCTACGGTGACGACCTGCTGCAAGGTGCCCGCATCCCGACTCAGGTCGCGATGACCGCGGACATCGTGCGGGCGCTGGGTTTCATGGCCCCGCCGGGCCTCGTGCACCTCGCGGTTGACAACTGGTGGAAGGTGCTCGGTGAGGGCGCCGGATGCTTGCGCTACCTGCCGGACGTGGTCGTCGAGCACATGCACCCGATCGCCGGTAAAGCCGATTGGGACGAGGGGCACATCCGGGTCAACCAGAAGTCGATGTATGAGCGGGACCTGGCCGAGTTTGCGCGCCTGCAGGTCGCAGAACTGCCGTTGGCCGTCGAAAAGGTCCGCGCCCTGCGAGGTGCCGCGTGACCGCCTGGAAGCTGTTCGAAGGCGATGTCGCCCACGTGTCGACGGCCGAGTTCCACGCGCACCGGGAACGCGCCGATCACCTGGGCGACCCGTGGCACCGGCCCCGGCTGCTCAAGGCCGCCGAGTTCGTGCGGCTCGCGATCGCCCGCTGCGACAACCCGACCGTCTCGGACCTGGGCTGCGGCGACGGCGGGCTACTCTCGCTCATCCAAGACGAAGTCGAGGCGTGGGGTTACGACTTCTGCCCGGCAAACGCCGGAGGCTGGGCCGAGCGAGGCGTGAAGGCCGAGCATCTTGACGTCTTCGGCGCAGACCGCGACCGGGTGCGCCTCGGCGCCATCACAGTCGTGACCGAGGTGCTCGAGCACCTGACCGACCCGGCCGGTGCGCTGCGATGGATCCGGGAGCACTCTCGGTTCCTGGTCGCCTCGTCGCCCTGGATCGAGACCGACTTACGGCACGACGAGTGCCACGCCTGGGCGTTCGACGTCGCCGGCTACCGCGAGCTGATCGTCTCGGCTGGCTTCCGGGTCCTCCGGCATGCTGAGGCCGGCGGTTTCCAAATCGTTCTCGCCGAGGCGACGCCGTGATGCGCAAGCGGCTGCGCCCCATGCCGTCGGCCGACGAGCTGCGACAGCTGTACGCGGTCCCGCACAACCACCTCGCCTGGGAGGACCACGTCTTCCGAGTCGATGTCACCTCTGCTCTCGCCCATCACCTGGTCCCGCAGGGCGGCCGGGTGGCGGACCTGTCATGCGGCAACGCGCTGATCGCCCGCCGGCTGCGGGAGTCTCACGGCGCCGTGCTGGTGCTCGGCGACCTCGCGCCCGGCTACGAGCAATGCGGGCCGATCGAGCGGACCATCGACGAGATCGACCCGGTGGACCTGCTCATCTGCTCGGAGACGATCGAGCACCTCGACGATCCGGATGCGGTGCTCGCCCGGATCCGCGCCAAGACTGATCGGCTGTTGCTGTCGACCCCGGACGGGGAGACGGACGACACCAACCCGGAGCACCTGTGGGGCTGGGACGCCGAGGCAGTGGAGAAGATGCTCCGCGACGCCGGATTCAGCCCTGACATCCACACCACCGTCGACGTCCGGCCCGCGGGTGGCGTCTACGCCTACCAGATCTGGGCGTGCCGATGAGGGCCGAACTGGTAACCGTTACTTGCGCGTGCGGCCGGGATTTCCAGCCGCCAGCCAGGCGGATCGCCGCTGGGCGCGGGAAGTTCTGCTCCAATGCCTGCCGGTACGCCAACGCGAGCCGACCGTCTGGGCTGAAGTATGAGCTGAAGAAGGTCAACCCGACCTCATTCAAGCCTGGCCAGAAGCCGTGGAACGCGGACCCGGAAGCCGTGATGCCGGACCCATGGAACAAGGGCATGCAGGGTCTGCGTCTGTCGCTTCGGACTGAGTTCAAGCCCGGCAATCGCCCGGCCAACTGGAAGGGCGACGACGTCGGCTACTTCGCCCTCCATGCCTGGCTTCGGCGAGCCTACGGCGAGCCGGGTGCGTGTGAGCACTGCGGCGCCACGGAGCGGATCCAGTGGGCGAATCGCACCGGCCAGTACTTGCGCGACCGTGAGGACTGGCTTCACCTCTGCCCTCGTTGCCACCGGCGGTACGACATTCAGAACGGCTTGATCGGAATCACGGCGGGGCGGTTCGGGTGCGCTGTCTAGTAACGGGAAGTCAAGGCTTCGTAGGCCGTCACGTGGCCGCTGAACTGGGCCGCCGCGGCTGGGTCGTCTCGGAGTGCGACATCGTCACGGGCTGGGACGCGCACGACGTCTTCCGGCAGGGCCTTAACGAGTGCATCCAGCATTACGACCTGGTCGTGCACGCCGCGGCCTCATCGCCGCACCGGGCGGCGATCGACGGCGAGCCGCAGCACTTCGCCCGCAACCTGCGGCTCGACGCGGCGATGTTCGACTGGGCGGTCCGCACCGGTCAGGGCCGGGTGCTGTACCTGTCGTCCAGCGCGGCGTACCCGATCCGGCTACAGACCGAGGAGTGGCTCAACGCGCACGGCCCCGGACGGCTCGCCGAGCACCTGATCAATCTGGGCCAGTGGAGCAAGACCGGCGACTGGTCGCCGGACTCGGTCTACGGCTGGACGAAACTGACCGGCGAGATGCTGGCCGAGCAGGCGCGCAAGGCCGGCTTGCCGGTGACCGTCGTCCGGCCGTTCAGCGGCTACGGCGAGGACCAGAGCGAGAGCTTTCCGTTCCGGGCCCTGGTCGAGCGGGCGCGTCGCCGGGAAGACCCGTATGTGATCTGGGGCGACGGTAACCAGGTGCGCGACTGGATCCACATCGACGACGTGATCGCCGGTGCCCTGGCCGTGGTCGAGTCGGGCACCGATCAGCCGGTCAACCTGTGTACGGGCGTCGGGTGGTCCATGGCTGAGCTGGCGAACATCGCCTGCGACCAGGTCGGCTACCGGCCGCGGTTCGAGTTCCTCGCCGACAAGCCGGCCGGCGTGGCGTACCGGGTCGGCGACCCTGCGCGGTTCCACGCGATCTACAAGCCGGCCGTGACTCTCGCCGAGGGCCTGGCTCGGACACTGAGGTAGGGGAGGGCCGGCTGTGGTGCAGTATGCGACTGCCTCTGAACTGCAGACCTACCTGCAGCAGGACGTCGACAGCGATGCTGCCGATCAAGCGTTGACGCTCGCGTCCGGGCAGTTCTCGCAGGCGGCATGCACCTGGTTCGCACCCATGACGGTCACCTACACCACCCTGGGCACCCAGGATGTCAGGATCCGGCTCCCATTCCGGCCGGTGACCGCGGTGTCGCAGGTGCGGATCAATGGCGTTGCCGTGACCGGCTGGTCGCTGGTGAAGAACATGGTCTACCGCCCGGCCGGCTTCGGCACCTCGTGCGTGATCCCGCCGGACCAGGTCGAGATCGATCTGACTCACGGGTACGCCACTGTCCCCGATGCCGTGAAGGCCGTGGTCCTTGAGACCGCCGCCGCCGCCTACTCGGTGCCGGTAAGCGCGATCGCCGGGGAGGCCATCGACGACTACCAGGTCCGCTACAACGCGACCGGCGGCGGTGTTCAGCTCACCCGGGCTGCGTCAGACCTTGCCCAGCAGTACCGCGGCACGCTCGCCGCCTAAGCCCCACCCGCTGACGAATACACGATCCCAGGAGGCGCGGTGCCCTTCAACGACCCCGCGAAAAACGCCATGCTCGACGCGCTCGACGAGTCGAACACGCAGATCACCCACGTCGGGATCGCGACCTTGTCCGATCCGGGCACGGGTACGAACGCGAACGCGGTCGAGGCGACCGGCGGCAGCCCGGCGTACGCCCGGCAGGCGGTCACCTGGGGTGCCGCAGCGTCGGGAGTGAAGTCGAACACGGGCACGTTGACGTTCGACGTGCCGGCCGGCACGTACGGCTTTTTCCTCTGGTTCAACGCGAGCACTGGCAACACGGGCAACTACCGCGGGTACGCCCCGTTCTCCGGCGCGTCTCCGGTGAAGGGCTTCGGGACGGTCGACTCGGCCGGGGTGACGGGCGACAACATCCAGTCGGGCGCGCACGGCCTGGCCAACGGCGACCGGCTGATGGTCTTCAACGTCTTCGCCGAGAGCCTCCCGACGGGCCTGACCGAGGGCACCGTCTATTTCGTGGTCGGCAGCGCCACGAACACGTTCCAGGTGTCGCTGACCAGCGGCGGCAGTGCGGTCGACCTGACTGGGCAGGGCGAGTTGTTCTTCCAGAAGGTCGTGCCCGAGGTGTTCGCCTCGCAGGGCCAGATCACCGTGGCGGCCGGCGCGCTGACGCTCGACGCCACCTCGATGTAGTCGGAACCCCCTCAAGGAGATAGATCATGGCGAAGGCCGGCTACACGGTCCGTACCAGCTCGGCGGTGGCACTGTCGGCGGCGACGGCGAAGACGGCGCTGATGGTGATCACCCCGTCGAGCTTCGGCGGGGACATGAAGAAGATTCGGATCGGCTTCGACGGCATCAGCGCGACGGCGGTCCCGGTGCTGTGCGAGCTGGTGACCTCGACGAACGCGAGCAACAGCACGCCGGGTACCAACAACACCACCGAGACGTCGAACATCCAGCAGGTGTACGGCCGGTCGATCACGACCGGCTTCACCGCGTTCTCGGCGTCGACGACGGAGCCGACGGTGCTGACGGTGATCGACTCCTGGCTGCTCACCCCCGCGGGTGGGTTGCT